GGAAAAAGTCGGTAAGAATGAAATCACCGAAGAAGACTACGAGCTTGAAGAGTCCAAGTACCACATCATGACCTGCATGAAGCAGGCGCTGAACGCTGCCCGTAGCCGCAACGGCATGATCGACGAAGGCAACTTGATCTACTTGTTTGACTTGGGTATCAACGCCGCTCAGGCTCAAGCAGAAGTGTTTGCCTACTTGAACATGGAGAACCAACTGATCTCCAACGGCAACGCCCCAACGCACGAGATGACCATGCGCTGGCTTGAGGCTTGTGCAGACAAGTGGGCCAATGACCCTGCAACTTTTGCCGGTCGCCGTGGGTTCTCCGTGTTTGATGAGTCCAGCTTGACCAACCGTTTGGGCTACGCCCCTGCGGAGGAATAATGCACCTCGTCGTCGGCACACCATGTTATGGGGGAATGATGTGTACCGAGTACACGCAGTCCCTGCTGGCGCTCAAGGAAGCATGTTTGGTCAACAACATCAAGTTGACCTGTGTCTTCCTTGGTAACGAGAGTCTGGTTCAGCGTGGGCGCAACACAATCGCCCACCACTTCATGCAGATGCAGGATGCAACCCACCTGATGTTTATCGATGCTGACCAGAAGTTTGTGGCGAACGATATTGCTTTGATGATCAAGGCAGACAAAGGCATCATCGGTGGCCCTGTGCCCATGAAGGGCGTGAACTGGGACAAAGTGCGCCAAGGCGCTGTCCTGAACCATCCAGACCTGTCTAAGCTGACTGGCATCTTCAACCTGAACAAGCTGGACGGCCACGACATGGTGGCCCCCAACTTGCCGTTTCAGGTCAAGCATATTGGGACTGGCTTCATGCTCATCCGCAAAGACGTGTTTGAGAAGTTGCAGCCGCATGTTGGCTGGTACGACAACGGTGGCGTGACCATCCCCAAGGGCGAGAAGGTTTACGACTACTTCAAAGTGCAGAATTACGACCACGAGCTTCTGTCTGAAGATTATAATTTCTGCCATCTGTACCGCGAACACGGTGGAACAGTCTGGGCTGCACCTTGGTGCGAACTTGGACATTTTGGAGCATATCTTTTTAACGGGCAATACGCCCAAGGAGCATAAAAATGGCACATCGCATGATGAAGTATCGTTTGACCGCAGAAGGCACAGTCCCTGCATTCCTCTGCCTACACGCTGAAGGCGTTGGTGGTGTGTTTGTAGTTGCTGATCCTGCAACACCTAGCCCCCGTGATATGGTCATGGTTGGCATCTCTGAAACCGATGATATAGGTGATGCTGAAGCTATTGCCACTAAAGCCGATTTGTTGACATATTTGACAACAGTGGGCGCTGGTTGGACACTGCCTGACCCAGCACAGCCCAACAACCCAGAAGCCACTATTCCTTTTGACCCGTCTGCCGCTACCGATTGGGCGTGGGGACGTCTTGACGCACTGAATGCTGCTTAAGGATAAGAAATGGCGCTCGAGATCGACCCAGTTAAATACGGCGTGCTTTGGCAGAAAGTCGAAGACTATGAGCGCCGCTTTGACGACATGTCAAAGAAAATGGACAAGATGGAAAGTCAGCTTGAACAACTGGTCGGTCTTGCTAACCAGGGTCGTGGAGGCTTCTGGGCTGGTATGGCGCTCATCTCTGCCATTTCTTCAGCAGTCGGCTACGTTGCTAACTACTTCCATAAAGGTTAAGCAATGGTCGACGTTACCAAAACGATCAGCGCAATTGCTGCAAGCGTAGCTGCTCTAGGTGGCAGTTATACACTGGCTGATAAATTTGGTTGGCTTGATAAACCTATTTTGAACTGGTCGCCTGAGCATTTTGAAATTTCTGATGGAGCTGTGAGTGGTGATTTTAAAGTTGTTGTAGCTCGTCAAAAACTAAGAGACGATTGCGAAGTTACTAATTTCAAAATTGAGATCAAAGATTCTGACCATGTAGTTCACCCAGCTATTCCTAGCATTGCAACGTTTAGTGGCCCGGCAACGCCTACAGTGGACAAATTCGGTTACAAGTTTACTTTTTTGCCTGAAGTTCAGAAAAAGATTGCAGCCGGTGAAGCAACATTGATGGCGCATATAAAATACAAATGCCCTGAAAGAGAAGTTGTGGTCAACTATCCTAACCACAAGAACTTAAAATTTAACATCAAGAAGGGCTAAAAATGATCCCAATAGTTGCATCACTGCTAGGAACCTTGGCCCAGAATGGTTTAGGTCTTTTGTCTTCTGCTATCCAAGCCAAAGGCAAAGAGGTTGTTGAGAATGCACTTGGCGTCAAGATTTCAGACAATCCATCAGATGCTGAAGTTGCCAAACTGCGTCAGTTGCAATACGACCATGAAGAACGATTGCTTGAACTTGGCATTGAAAAAGCCCGTATTGAGCAAGAAGAGTTGGCTGCATTGCTAAAAGCACAGGCAAACCAAGAAGACAACGTTTCCAAGCGTTGGCAGGCCGATATGTCTTCAGACTCCTGGATGTCTAAGAATATTCGCCCAGGTACCCTCGTCTACATCTTGACAGCGTACTTGCTTTTTGCAGGTCTTAGCGCTGCAGGTATTGAGGTCAATGAGGCGTATGTTAACTTGCTTGGTCAATGGGGCATGCTAGTCATGACTGCCTATTTTGGCGGACGCACCGTTGAAAAAGTCATGGAAATGCGTAAAAAGGACAAAGAATGAGCCTAAGCCAAGAACAAGCAGCATTCTTGTTGGATGCTTGCAAGCTAATCCAATTTGCCACTGATCAAGGTTTTATGGTTACAGGCGGCGAGTTGGCTCGTACTCCTGAGCAACAGGCTTTACACGTTAAGGCCGGCAGGTCTAAGACCATGAACAGCATCCACCTCAAACGCTGCGCCATAGACTTGAATTTTTTCAAAGATGGCCAGATCATTTGGGATAAAAACATTCTTGCCCCGCTAGGTACTTACTGGCAAAGTTTGCATCCTAAAAACCGATGGGGTGGCAACTTTAAGTCTTTGGTTGACTGCCCTCATTTTGAGCGCAATGTTGGTTGATGAACTACAACAATTTACCTTGAACTTTGTTTCAAGGTTATAATTCTTTTAAACGGCGCATGCTGAATCAGCGGCTAATACCCATGGAGTGTATATGAGCTATAGCATGACGTACGACAGTCTGCTGGTAGACGTGCGACGCTATCTTGAGCGTGGTTTCACGCAAGAGAGTGATCAAATTGTTTATGACCAGCTTCCTCGCCTAGTTACACTAGGCGAGCGTCGCATTGCCCGAGAGCTTAAAATTCAAGGGTTTATCCGGGCTGTGAGTACTCCTTTATCCATTGGCGTTGCGGTCTATCTTAAGCCTGACCGCTGGCGCGACACAATTAGTATGACTGTCAATGGGTCTCCCATTTTTGCCAGATCGTATGAGTATTGCCGCAGCTATTGGCCTAACGAAGCTCAGACCGCAGCTCCTCAGTTTTATGCAGACTATGATTATCAGCATTGGCTGATAACACCTTCTCCTTCTACAGTACAAACTCTTGAGATTTTGTACTACGAACAACCAGCCCTCTTGGGCGATGACTTACAAACCAACTGGCTTACTGAATACGCACCTGATGTGTTGTTGTATGCAACCCTGCTTGAGGCATCTCCGTTCCTTAAAAAGGACGAGCGAATTCAGACTTGGCAAGCTATGTATGATCGTGCTGCGCAGGCTCTCAACGGAGAAGACCTAAAGCGCATCATGGATCGCTCAGCAAATAGGAGTGAAGCGTAATGCCTATCTATACAGACGTCTTTGGTGGCGCAAACATTTACCCAAGCGAAATAAGCTACAGCGCAATAACGCTGACAACTACGGACGTTGTACTGAGTTGGCCAGAGGAAACCTCTACTAATGTCAATCTTGCAACCAGGATTATTGACGTCACAGCCACCAATGCTGGCAGGTCAATCTTCTTGCCTGATGCTCAAAAAAGCGGCGTCGGCAATACCATCCTGTTCAACAACCAAGGCGCACAAACCTTTGTAGTTAAAAATGCTGGCGGCACGCAAGTTGTTTCAATTGCTGCCGGAACCGTTTGGCAAGTCTATTTGACAGACAACACCACAACAAACGGTTTGTGGGAAACTCTCCAGTTTGGTGCCACCGTCTCTGAAGCTAATGCTTCTGCTTTGGCAGGCACAGGCATTGTGGCTGTGGGTACTTTGTTGTCTCAGTCTGTACCTATTACTCAATTTAACACTAACTACATTGCAGGCGATTCAGACCGCGCTAAAATGTATTTGTGGACCGGTTCAGGTGCAGGCACTTTGACGCTGCCTAGTGCAGCCACTGTAGGTAACAACTGGTTTATGTATTTGCGTAATGCCGGAGGTGGTCAAGTCACACTTACACCTTCAGGCATCAATACAATTGACGGCTTAGCTACAAAAGCTTATCAGCCAACTGAATCTTCTATTATTGTCTCTGATGGCACAAACTTTTACACACTAGGGTTTGGTCAGGCTTCTGTTTTTGTGTTTGATTACACCGTGATCAGCATTGCTGGAACAGGCACGTATACGCTTGCTGGATCAGAATTAAACCGCATTGTTTACAAATTCACAGGATTGCTAACAGGAACCCGGACAGTAATCGTTCCTGCTACAGTTCAACAATACTGGATTGATAACTCCACAACAGGAGCTTATACGCTGACGGTTAGAACTTCAGCTGGAACTGGAGTGAATATTTCTCAAGGAGCAAGAGGAATATTTTATTGCAATGGCACAGATGTTGTTGACGCAGACACTTCTACGATTTCTACGCCGGTTTCTATTGCAGATGGCGGTACAGGAGCTACAACAGCGGGCGGCGCTTTGATTAACCTTGGCGGTACTTCTGTGGGTATTGCTGTTTTCACCGCTGCTGATCAGCAAGCCGCCTGGACAGCTTTAGGCGTTGCTCCGGCAGGCGTTGTTAATGGCGGGGCATTTTGATGCCAGAATCTACAATAGTCTTAAAGTCTCTCGCCGGTATAAAGCGAGATGGTACTAAGTACGACGGTGATTTTTACATTGACGGCCAGTGGGTTCGTTTTCAACGCGGACTGCCTAGAAAGATTGGCGGCTATCGCTCAATCAATAAATATTTAACAGAAATTTCTAGGGGTTTTAATAGCTTTACTCAACAAAGTTTGCAGTATTGCCATTCAGCCGGTGCATCAACTGTTGAGCGTTTTACGATTGATGCAACTAAAAACAGTTCAGTCATAAGCTCTAGGACTCCAGTAGCTGTAGCTGCAACAGGAACAGTTACTTTAACAGGCGGAGCTGCCGGGTCTGTTGATAGCATTACAGTCAATGGCGTGACTATCACATCAGGTTCTGTTTCGTTTACTACTGACTTGCCAACCACAGCAACAGCAGTTGCAGCTAACATTAACGCCTACACGTCTACTCCAAATTACACGGCAGTGGCGGTTGGCGCGGTGATTACTATTACGGCTTCAACAGCCGGGCAGTCAAGTAACGGATTTGTGGTTGTAGCTAACACAACAACGATCACAACTACCGTGACAAACATGGCCGGAGGCTTAAACGCCTTGGTTAGTTCTCCATATAACCAGTGGATGTTTCAAACAGCGTATGACGCATCAACAACAGCTAACTCGATCATTGCACATGTAGCTCCAAATTTACAGTGCGTTTGTAATGACGTTGGTGGTCAGATTTTTTATGGCGATGTTTTAGGAACTGCCGCATTAAAAGAGATTCCATTGCCTGCAGGTGCTAATACCACAGGCGGTATCGTGATGCTGTTTCCTTATCTGTTCTACTACGGCACAGCAGGTATTGTGGGCTGGTCTGTTCCAGGCACTTTTACTGATTTGAGCGGCGTAGGTTCAGGTATTGCCAGGGTTTGGGGTCAAAAAATTGTCAAAGGTATGCCTTTGCGTGCTGGCTCAGGCTCAGCACCTGCAGGTATATTTTGGGCCTATGACGCTGTAATTCGTGCTACTTTTTCAGGCGGCACAACCGTATTCCAATTTGATGTGATTGCTACAGACACATCAATTATGTCTCCTGATAGCGTGATAGACTATGATGGCGTGTTTTTCTGGTGCGGTGTTGATAGATTTTTGATGTTTAACGGCGTTGTTCGTGAAGTACCTAACCAGTTAAACTTAAACTACTTCTTTGACAATATCAATCCAAACCATAGATCTAAAGTTTTTGCTTTTAAAGTTCCTCGTTATGGTGAAATTTGGTGGTGCTATCCAAGAGATGACGCCACAGAATGCACCCATGCCATCATTTATAACGTGCGTGAGAATACTTGGTATGACACGGCTTTACCCTCGTCTGGACGCGCTTCTGGTGGGTATAACAACGGCTTTGCAGCTCCCTTGTTGACAGACTGTGTTCCTACAGCAAGTGGTTATAGAGTTTGGATTCATGAGCAAGGTGTTGATGAAATTGATGGTCAATTTGCGTCTCCTATCGAGTCTTATTTTGAAACAGCAGACTTGTCCACATTGCCTCAAGGTAAGAACGAATATTTGAGAATTACTGGAATTGAGCCTGATTTTGTTCAGAACGGGCCTATGACAGTTCAAGTTACAGGTAGAGCCAATGCTAGAGCGCCTGAAGTCTATAGCAGTGAGTTCTCATTCCCTGAGTCTGCGACTGAGCCATACCAACAAATTGTTATGCTTAAAGAACAACGCCGTGAGTTGCGTGTGCGCTTTGAGTCAAATGCTGTAGGCGGTGATTATCAGATGGGCCAGATTATTGGCCACATTGATTCTGGCGATAAGACGGTGCTTGGATGAGAGTACGTCTTACCTTACCTACAGGTATGCAGCTGCAAGATTGGGCTGATCAAGTTGCTCTTGATTTGGATAGTTATGGCGCTCTTGGTCGGTTAGATGATGTTGATAATTGGCAAAATTGGGCAATGCAGTTTTTAAACAACACGACGTTAGGTAGAAACTTTCCTCTGCCTTACGACTTTGATGACTGGCGTGAATGGGCCGAAAGGTTCTGCCAGGCTACTGAGTAATGCGGTTTATTGGTTTTGAACGCGAAGATGAAGCAGAAGCTTGGGCGCGTGCAAAACTTGAGCTTGAAAATGCGCCATCGTTTTTTAGGACGATGTCGGCTGTTGATGAAAATGATGAGTTTGTATGTGTAGTGGTGATGACCAATTTCACTCAACGCAATATTGATCTTAGCATTGCAATTGATAGCAGAAGAGTAACGCCGAAAGGCACGATTGAGATGTTTAATGGGGTTTTTGGTTTTGTGTTTGACAAGTTACACGCTGCACGGGTTACCGGATTGCTGCGAGGTAAAAACAAACTAGCCAAAAGAATCAATGAGCATTTTGGATTTAAGTTAGAAGGCGTAATGCGTAAGTCTTTCATCGATGATGACTTACACATTTATGGCTTTCTTGCTGAGGATTATCATTCACACGTTTGGTACAGAGGTTAAATATGGAAATTAGAAACGCAATCATGCAAATGGCTGAGCAAGATCCTCAGTACGGGCCAGCTATTGACGCGATGGAAGCACAAATAGCGCGAATGCCTATTGTGCCTGAAGACCTTGATGAAGCCATTCAGATTTTGGAATTTGTTCTTCAGAATCCAGACAAGTACGAAGAAGTGCGAATGGCTGCTATTGAAGACGGCGACATTGATGCAAACATGTTCCCTGAGCAGTTTGATCAAGTTTTCATAGTTTCCATACTAGTTGCTCTTTACGGTGTGCAAGATCGCTTGAAAAAGCAAGGCTATGCTCGTGGCGGTTTGGCTGTTGCTGCTAGGCGAGTTGCATCAGCCGGTCGAGGCGGTGATACTCAACTTGCTCACATCAATGACCGAGAAGCAGAAATGCTTAAGCGCATGGGCGGATCAGGTACGATCAACCCTAATACAGGTTTGCGTGAATATAAGAGCGGCAAGGAGTTGTTTGCTACGATTGCCCCTATTGCGTTAGCTATCTTTGTTCCAGGTCTTGGCGCTGCAATCGGTTCAAGTTTGCTTGGTGCAGGTGCTAGCACTCTAGCTTCAGGTATGTTAGGCGGCGCCATTTTAGGCGGCGCTACTTCTGCTTTAACAGGTGGTGATTGGAAAAAAGGCGCTCTGATGGGCGGCTTAGGTGGCGGTCTTGGCAACTACATTGGTTCTACCTTAGCTCCTACAGCAGGTGCTACCACTCAAGCCATGATCGGAAGCGGTTTGGTGGGTGCAGGTGCAGGCGCAATCACTGGTCAAGGTGTTCTTAAAGGGGCATTGCAAGGCGTTGCCGGTGGCGCAATTGGTCAACTTGCTGGTGAAAACTTTGGTGGTGAAACAGCATTTGAGCAAGCTGTTAAAGAAGGAGGTAAGAACTTTGGCAATGCATTTACTTCCGGTTACGACGCTAAAACAGCGGCTACTGTAGGGTTGACTTCAGGTCTTCTAAAAGGTCTTCAAACAAATATGAAGCCTTCGGATGCCGTAGTTGACAGCCTTAAAACAGGTGAAGCAGCAGCGCCTAAAACCGTTACTTTGCCTGACGGCACCGTTGTTCAGGCTCCAGGAACTACTGGAGTGGATGCTCAAGGTCGAACAGGTACTTACCAACTTGACACAACAAAAGGCACTGTCGGATTTAAAGCTGATGCCGGTGCTTACCAAGTTGATCCAACAAGTGGAAAAGTAGTATGGAAAGCAGCTGAACCTGGATTCATGGACAAAGCTCTTAAAGGCAGTATATTTGAAAGTACAACGCCTTCGACTACAACACCAGGCGCCAAAGCTGACACGGGTATGGGTATGGCAGGTAAAACTTTGGCAGGATTAAGCCTTTTGAGCGCTTTGCAGAAACCACCACCTGCAGCTCAAGAAGCTATTGCTAAGATGTCTCCTGAGCAGCAAGAGTATTTCAACCGCCCTTCAGTTACCTGGGATTGGAACAAGATGCAAACGGATGCTAATGCATCTAATATGAGTCTTGACCAGTTCATGGCTGCTAACTGGCCTAAGATCACAGGTTACGCACAAACGCAACCTGGCGAAGTGTCTTCTATGCAAGGATTGTATAATATTCCTCAAGCTCCAATTGTGAATAAAGCACGCGGTGGAGCTCTGTCAGCTGTGGCACGGTTTGCCCAAGGCGCCGGTTCTGGTCGAGCAGACACCATTGATGCGAAACTCTCTGATGGTGAATATGTGATTGATGCAGAAACAGTTGCAATGCTAGGAGATGGCTCCAACAAACAAGGAGCCAAGCTTCTTGACGCAATGCGAGAAAACATTCGTTCACACAAGGGTAAAGCGCTTTCTAAGGGCAAATTCAGCCCTAACGCTAAGTCGCCACTGGCATATCTTAAAGGAGTTGCATAATGGGCAGCTTATTCCAAGGGTCTCCACAGACCGCAACATCTTATGCAACCTCATCCACTGAGACGCCGAAGTGGATGCAAGATGCAATTTACAACCAAATCCAGATTGCTCAGAACTTAGCTAACAAGCCGTTCCAGTCTTATGACATGCCTACGGTGGCTGAGCTTTCGCCATTGCAGCAACAGGCCTACAAAAATGTACAGGCTAATCAGGGTTTCTATCAACAAGATCTTGATAAAGCTCAGTCTGGAATGTATGATTTTGGAAGCAAAGGTACTGCTACAGATCTTCAAACAGCGCAGAACAAATACCTACAAGCTCCTGCAACAGCAATGGGTCAACTGGCCACTGGTCAAGGTTATTTTGATAAAGCAGGTAAGCTAGACATTGTGTCTGCTGCTGATCCGTATTTAAAGAACGCCGACCTCACCACAGCCCAAGCACTGTCTAAAGAAGCATTGACAGCAGCTGATCCTTACTTAAAAGCAGCTGCAGGTTCTGCTTCTGCAGGAATTAAAGATTACATGTCTCCTTATCAAACAGGAGTCATGGATGCAATTGCTAAACAAGGTGCTCGTAATTTGAGCGAGAACTTACTACCTGGTGTATCTGACGCATTTATTAAAGCAGGTCAATTTGGTGGTACTAGAATGGGTGAGTTTGGCTCACGAGCATTACGTGACACTCAAGAAGCTATACTTAATCAACAAGCTCAACTAGCTAACCAGGGTTATGGTCAAGCTCTTAGTGCTTCTCAAGCAGATCTTGCACGCCAAGCTCAATTGGCAGGCACAGTCGGTAGCATCTCCGGTGCAGACCTTTCTCGCGTGCTTCAAGGCGCAGGTCAGTATCAAAACCTTGCTTCTACAGCAGGTGGTTTGACAGCTCAACAAATGCAGAACATGGCTTCTTTAGGCCAAGCACAAACAGGTGCAGGTCAAGCTCAGCAACAGTTTGGTCTTAACGCTGCTCAAGCTGCTCAAGCTGCTCAAGCTGCTGATTATCAGCGCCAAATGTCTGCGCTTAGCCAGTTTGCAAATATGCAACAGCAAGAACAAGCAATGCGCTCTGCAGATGTTGCAGCTCTTGAAGGAGCTGGTTCAGCTCAACAAGCACAAATGCAGCAGCAACTCAATGCAGCTAAAGCACAATTTGACGCTCAGCAGCTATACCCTAAACAACAAGCTGACTTCCTCAGTACACAAATTCGCGGTATGGCTCCAATCACACCGCAAACTACAACACAGTCTGGCGGTTCAACCGGTGCCACATACTCAGCTTCGCCTTTGTCTCAATTGGCGGCAGCAACGTATACGGCTAAGGGTTTGAGCAGCTTAGGTTAAGGAGCAGATATGGGATTTGAACTCAATCGAATTATGAAGCAATACGGGGTAAGTACCCCAGGTATGGCTAATTATTCTGGCGCTGAAGTTCCTTCGGCACCTAAAGCACCAGTAGCTCCACCGGTAGGTTCTGACGAAGCTACCTCAGGTCTTTATCCTGCTGCACAAACCAAATACAAAGCTGATTTAGCTGCTTATCAAACGTCTTTGCCTGAGCTTACTCGCAAATATGATGCTGACCGAGCGGCTTATGACACTTATAAAACTACATACCAAAATAGGCTGCAAAATACGCCAATGTATTCACAAGGTCAATTTCAGAAAAATCAACCAAACATGGACTGGCAAAAAGGCCAGTCAGTATTGTCTGGTAATACGTTAACACCTGAAGTTGCAATAAATTTAATGCAAAGGTCAATGACAACCGGAGCGCCAACGTCCGAGTTTGACAGATACGGCGGTTACGACAAAGTTAAAGCCCTGTACGATGCCGGAGGTGGTAGCTATGCAAAACCAACACAACAACCAAATGCTTACACTGTTGCAGATCTCTACAAAATGTATTTAGGGCGAGAACCTGAAGCCGGTATTATTGGGTCTGCACCTGCAAGCACTAGACCTAATTTTATACAAGAAGCTCAGAATGAATTAAGTACTAAGCCAAATTTTGGCAATCAAAACTTAATGGATGCCACTGGTAGCTATTACGGCAATCAGCTTAAAAATCCGATTTATGCAGCTCATGGAGGTTCAATTCATGATATGGATACTAGGTACGCTATGGGCGGTCCTGTGAAAACTCACTACCAAACTGCCGGCTCAGTTAAGTTGCCTAGTGGTTATGGTAGCGCTGAGGAAGAGCAAGACTTTGCCAACAAATTCTTTACTCCGGTTCCTGTTGAAGTCAATCAAGTTGACATGAGAGAGCTTCCACCTCCTGTCACAGTTGATCTGATGCCTGCACCTACCGTTGCTACAGCACCTAGGTCTGTGTTGACTGAAGTTGCAGCAAATAATCTTAAAGCTGAACCAATGCCTGCTGCAGTTACAGAAGTTGTTCCTGTTCCGGTAGCAGTGGCACCTAAAGCTGCTTTGCCCTTCGGTGATGAGCGTATGGGTAACATTCAAGCTCTGCTCGCTGCGTATGGTCCAAAGGACAGCTCGTATGCCGCTGACTTAAGAGCCGCCAGAACAAGCGCTAAAGCTGAGAGCGATGCGTTCGCCAACATGCTAAAAACAGCTATGAGTTCACCTGAAGATGCTCAAAGCTCTAAAGCTGAAATGTATTTCCGCTTAGCAGCTGCGTTTGGCGCACCTACTAAAACCGGCCAGTTCAGCGAGAACCTCGGTATGGTCGGTAAAGAGCTGGGCGAATACGCTAAAGGTAAACGCGCTTCTGCTAGAGAGAAACTTGCACTTGGTCTTGAAGCTCAGAAATTAAAAATGGCCTCTTCAAAAGAAGACTTGAACACTTTGCGCGCTCTGTCTGCTGAAGAAATGAAAGACAAGCGAACCATTGCAACTGAACTAATCAAAGACTACATTAAGTCAGGCGAACCTCAATCTGCTGCAGGTAAACAAGCCCTTGATGAGGGTCTTAAGCCAGGCACCGAAGCATATCAGAAGCGAGTTGGTGAGATTGGTAATATGAAAGTTGAAGCTCAAATGGCTCAGATTACTGCGTCATTGGCTAATATGAATACAGCGGCTGCCAATTTGGCGCTTGCGCAGAACAAGTTTGAAAATCAAAAAGCTCAACAGGCTAAGTTGACTGGTCCGGAGCTTAAACTTAAAGTTGATGCTGAAGACACATTGGCTCAAACAGATTCTGCTTTAGGTATTTTGAAACAAGCTTATGCTTTGAACCCAAATACTTTTGACACATCTATAAGTGACATGGCTCAAAGAAAAGCTCTGGAAGTTACTAACTCCAAGCATCCTAAAGTTGTGGCTACACGTGAACAAGAAAACTTGCTTGAAAAAGCAGCTCTTGCCCAGTTGAAGTCTACCTTCCCTGGTGCAATTTCTAATGACGAACGAAAAGCTTTGCAAGACGTTCAGGGCTTAGGTGCTAAGAGTATTGAGGAACGAGGAAAAATTATGAAGAATGCTTACAAAGCACTTCAGTCTGTTAGAGCTCGTCATGCTAAGCGCCTTGTCGATATTAACCAGGGTGTTTACCGCGATACTACATCTTCAATCGATGGAGGAACTGACTAATGGCTACATCTAATCCTTATGTAGGAGCTGCAAGAGCTGTTGTTGGTCAAGGCTTAGGCATGGGCTGGGGAGATGAAGCAGAAGCATGGCTTCGTTCTAAGCTTGGTGGTAGCAAAGGCTATGAGGCTGAACTTGCTAAGATCAATCAAGAATACGCCCAGTATTCCAAAGAAAATCCATTTGTAGCTCCAGCTCTTGAGTTTACAGGTGGCGCTGCTCCTGCTCTTGCTGCAATGTTGGCAACTCCTGCAACTGGCGGTGCAACAGCTCCTGCAGCTGCGGCGGCCGGTGCTCGTTCGGCCGGTGCTTTGTCAAGACTTTCTTCTCAAATTGGAAGAAGTTTGCCTAATAATCCTCTAGCTAGAGGCGCTGTTGTTGGCGGTACTACAGGCGCTGTTTCCGGTGCAGGTTCTGCTCAGCCAGGTGAAAGAGGTATTGGCGCTGTCGGCGGCGGTGCTGCAGGTGTTGTACTTGGAACCGCGGCTCCTGTTGTAATTCGTGGTGGTAAAGATCTTGCCACATTTGCAAGAGACAGATTGAGTCGCGACCCTGGTTACATTGAAAAACGTGCTGCCGCAAAAGTCAATGCTGCATTGCAACGCTCTGACATTACGCCAAAAGAAGCCGCTGCATCAATGTCATTAGACCGTGCAGCAGGAGTGCCTTCTACACTGGCAAATACAACTCGCCCAACGGTTGGTCTTGCAGAGATTGTGACTGCTAAAAGCGAAAGAGCTGGCGATGCTCTTGCCGATGTGCTTGAAGCCAATAAAGCAGGAATGAGAGAACGTGTAGTTGGTCAGACAAAACGCGGTGTTGGAAATGAAGGCAACTTCTACCAGCAAGAACAAGACATGGTTCAAAATCTGCGTGCCAATGCAAGTACTCTGTATGACGAAGCTTACAACTTTGGCACAGTCAACGATCCTACAATTACCAGGGTTTTGCAGAATCCTAGGTTCAAAACGTTTTTTGATGAAGCCAAAAAGATTGCTGACAATGAAAAACTTGCAGCAGAATTGCGTGGAGAAGATCCGCGTAAGTTTGTGCTAGACGACATTTTTATTGGTGATGAAAAAGGCAATATCACTTTGGCAAAACTGCCTGATGTACGCACACTTGATTACATCAAGCGAGGCATGGACGCTGTGATCGATAAAGGTTACAGAGGCGAAGGCATGAGCAGCGCAGAAGCTAACAGCTTAAAAGACTTGAAAAAGTCCATGGTTTCTGCCCTGGATAAAGCCACAGAAGTTGATGGAGTTTCTGCTTATAAAACTGCTAGAGCTCAATACGCTGGCGATGCAGAAGTGCTAGATGCTTTGCGTACAGGCATGTCTGACTTTAAGAAGTTAGACCCTGAGCAAGTTGTTGCTATGATGAAAGGTTTCAGTGCAGCAGAACAAGAAGCCTTTAAAACAGGTGCTATTCGCAATGTGTATGCCACAGTGATGGATCCTAGTGGTAACATCAATGCAGCTCAGCGCGTGATCGGTTCTCCAGAAGCTAGAGATAGATTGAAAGCATTGTTCCCAAGTCAGGCAAAATTTGATTTGTTTGAAGCCGCTTTGCAGCGTGAAAACCAGCTCTTTCAGCAATCAAATAAAATTTTGTCAGGCTCTCCTTCAGCTAGAAGATTAGCTGGCATTGAAGCTTTTGATGAAGGTGAAAGCGCTGTCAATGCTTTTGTCGGCAACTCTATAACTGGCGGATGGGTCAATTCTTTGATGAACTTGGCTGCAACTACTGCAACCAAAGCAGGCATCAGCGATGATGTTGCTGCAAAAGTTGCAAAGCTTCTTTCTTCTTCAAAGCCTGAAGAAGTAGCTGCAGCAGTAAAGATCCTGGAACGCAATGCTGCTAAGGCCCAACAGACAGTTCAAAAGTTGAATACCGGTGAGACCGGAGCGATTATGGGTTCAACTGCTGCATATGCTCCTACGCCTATGGACCCTAACACGCCTGCAGGAAACATTGATGAAGAAGCGCCTATGCCTCCAGGTTACAAAATGACAGGACCTGACATTGAAGCAGAAATTGAAGCGGACATGAAGAAAACAAAGTAAGATGTAATGACTGTCTCCTTCACGAGCAGTTGCCATCTTTAACCCTGCTTCGGCAGGGTTTCTTTTTTACTGAGTCAATTCATTCCAAGCCTCGTTAAACAAAACATGATCAACCTGTTTGCTTAACTCAATGGCGCAGTCCAAAGCCACATCAAGCGTTGTGGTGTTTGCAGTTCTATAAGAATCATTGGCCATCATCTGATCACAAGCAGAGATTGCACCTTTGAGTATGCGTACCTCACGCACGTCAGAACCTACATTCTCATCTCTGCTTGCTGCCAAAACAAAAGCTGACATCAACAAAAATATTGGCCCTACTACGCCTCGGCACTCGTCTCCATCTTTTAAAAAATAGAGCTGGATTTTTTGGTCAAGCACAGACTTTCGCAGGTTTTCCCTAGCCACAGCTCTGGCTATAGGGTTCATGCCAGTTTGCTTTTTTACTTTTTTAACGGTCAGTGTAGCCATTAGAAATTCTCGTCATAAAACTTACGCAGCACTTCTGCAAAGTCTTGTGTTCTAAACTCTCCACCTTCACCGGTTTTTATGTCTCCAATCCAGATAGTGCCCTGGTTAGGTACTCTGCCTGGAGCAATAAAAAGGTCTTCCACTTGAATGTGCCAAGGGCAGCCAGGTTCAAACTTTTCCATTATCAACCTTTGTTTCAATGCAATGATGCTTTTCACACGCAGACTCACTTAAGAAAATCAGATTGCATTTGGTGCAATGCCACAAATTTCCTTTTGACACCATCTTTTTGTCTGCAAACCCAAAAAATGATCTGATTTTTTCAATCATTTGTTCTTCTCCCATTTTTTACAAAGTTCTTTTACTTCTTTGCTTTTGTTTTTCTCTAAACAAATTTCACTAATTTTTGGGTCTTTAGGCTTAACAGGGTCTGCAAGCAAGTTGTTTAGGCCAAATGCTGCCATTGCCAGGCAAAGAATGATTCTGCTAATCATTTGATTTCTCCTTGATGTCGTAAAACCAATCATCACCTGCAGACCATTTACGTGTTCCATCGACTGTCCACAATTTTTGTGCAGCTTGGAAGTCAGGGAACTTTGTCTCTGCAGGGATCAACGACTGGTCGTACCACAAGCAGCGGTTGTTAGGTTGGCATGCAAACTGACCGTTTTCTAGGGCAATCCAGTTGAATGACTTATGTTCTTCTGCTTGCTCAGTAAAGCCAGTGTCTAGGTCCATACCTTCAGCACAAAAGTCCACGGTAAACAAGTAGCGACCAAAGTGCCATTGCTTGTCTTTGCCTAAGAACTTTACGCCAAGATTGCGCAAACCAATCTTCTCTAGAATGGTAAACCGATAGCCCATGCAATCCCACAATTGCAAGGTGTCTATAGGCAGATTGCCTGCATTTTCGTGCCACACATAAGCATGGATAGGTAGCTTGTCATAAAGAGCTCCATAGTTAGGCAGCAATGATTCAATGCGAAACACCTGGCCTCGTAGTGCTTTAAGACTTACCCAAATTGCAGGCTCTAATTCGCCATGACCTTTGTGTTCGTTGTATAGAAACTCACGCTTGACAAAGCATTTAAGTGGAGGCAGCGAAGCAATGATGTAACTCATTTGATGCTCCTCATGAATGTGTTGCACCTAGCACACTTATAGATTGGTTGGCCTTCAACAGGTATCCAACGATGCTGGCATTCAGTCATACTTCTATCCCTTTGATGTAAGCCGTTAAACGCTTGATCTGTGCCTCTCTGAACTTGCACATTGAGTCAGCGTACTCTCGTGTGGTTTGAGCTTCAAGCAGCTCACGCTTGGAATTCTCTAGTTCACGCAAAGCAATTGCTTCTGCGCTAGGTGTAGCCAATAGTTTTTTTATTTTGTCAATCATGTGTTCTTCTCCTTGAGTTTGGCTTCGGTCTCGTCAAAGATGCTACCCTCTGATCTCAAAATCGCATCTCGTTCATCTTCAGTCAAGCCCTGCCACTCACGTTTTGGCAGTTCTTTTTTTGCAAACGTCATGGCTTGCCCCAATTTCTTGACAAGTACTTCTTCGATCAATGGCACTATGACCTCTTGCAAATAGTCACGTAACGCTTCTTCTTGTTTTGGTGTCATGTGTTCTTCTCCTTGAGTTTGGCTTCGGTTTCACGAACTACTTTTATGTAATTGGTAAGACCCATTTGTTCAATCTCTTTATCCGTTAGACCGGTCCATGCTCGCTGTGCAAGCACCATCTCAGCAAACTTCTTAAGTTTGACAAACTCTTCAATGTGGATCTGGTTTTCAGTTCTTTCACCAAATCCTGCTCGGTGAGCTAAAGCCGCTAATTGAGTGTTGTTCATGTTTTCATGTCCCTCACATAACAGGCAAAGCTTGCAGCTGTGTCACCTAGCACACGCATCTTGTCAAACTCACGAGCTACTTCTTCAAGCACCTCATTGCGGTGAGCTGTGTTGTAGCATTTGTTTGGCGTAGGGCATTCAGAATGATAGCAACCAGGACAGACAAACTCAAGTTTCATTTGAGCAGATTGCTTTTTGCTTTGATAACCGGTCATGATGCTAACCATCCTGCCAATGCGTAACCTAAATAAATCAATCCTGCTGCTGCACAAAGTATTGAAAGCAGTAGGCAGAATACCACTATGATTTTTTCTTCATTGGTCATGTTTTATCCTTGAGTTGCTAAGAGTTCAATTTCAACTTCTTTTACACGTTCACGCAAAATTTTGGCTTCTTGTTCAAGCAAGTCAATCTTTTTATCCATACGCTGCCTAGTCATTCTCTCAGCGTGAACCCATCCAACGATTGCACTTTCATTGACAACTTTATTGGCAAATGTTTTAAAGTCTTCACGACTTAAAAAGCCACCTACAACATCCATTGGAGGTGTGAATTTTTCAATCAAAAGATCTAGCTCTGTTCGCATTTTTTTAGACATGTGATTCTCCGTTATCAAGACGACCACCAAGCTACCAGCAAGACCGCTAAGCCTGTGCCAATAGCAACCGCAGTTAGAACATCAAGTAATTTTTCAATCATCTTCTGCCTCCTCGCATGACTCACAACCTGGATGATCAGGATCGCGGCAATCAGGATTGCGCATGAGCGCCGATTGATAACGTCTGCGTGCACGGTCTTCCATGCGCAGATCATTTAGTTCATCATCGTAGTCATCGGCTATCATGCTGCCACCTCGTGCTTTGGGAGATTTGCCCACTCAGAAAGAGTGACAATGCGCACTGTATCTTTGTCAAGAGCATGAGTCCAACCTTTTGCTCTGATGAAACGGAGTGCTTGCATAAACGTGCAGGGGATAGTTCTGTCTGACCATGTGTTGTCATAGTCACTGTGCATTACGACTAAGTAGTCTTTTTTCCATGCTGTGTTTTTCATTTGCTTTTACCTTACGACATTAAGACGGCGACGTTGCCGTGGTTTAATTGTACAACACTTTTTTGGGTGCCGTACAATTTTTTTTATTTAACCCCTAAATCTCCTAAAATAGCATAGGCTTTTGCTGTGTACCATTCATAATCAATGTCCTCAGGCAGCTTAGCCGGCAGCTGCATCAAAGGCTTGGCACCATCAGTCATGGCCACTTTATTCCCATTCTTTTTGTAATTGATCGATCCTGTCTCATTTTTTGCATAGTACCAACGGACGGCTTTGCCTAGATAGGTATCTCCCTTAACCGCACCGCCAGTCACAGACCTGACCGAAACAAACATCCTGGTATCTTGGCAAGACCTAACCGTCGTCTCAATAGGTATGTCTAGCTGGAGATGGTCAACCACGGCTTGCACACAAACCTGGGCAGTCGGAGTTTTGGATAACTCAGCGTCAGCATATGCGCCTTTTGCTTTATATGAACCTGAAGGCTTAAAAGCCACGTAATTGTTGATGTCTCTAGAATAAAGTGCGGTGTAAGCCGTTTCTTCGGTATTAAAGCCGGTTGTCTCTTCCCAGGCTGCAATTATGGAAAATAAGGCCGCTTGGTTGCGCTTGTGGCAATAGATCACGATGCCATCAGTATTAGCACTCACAACCTGTATGCCTGAGTCTTCAAGAGCCTCTATTAGCATCAACAAGGCCAATTGGCCTGTAACCGTGGTTTGGATCAACAAATCAGGGCTGTACAGAGCCGACCAGCGGTTGCCGAACTTTCCAAAACTAGAATTGATGACAATCTTCAAAGAAGCGTCTGTGACCTTGTCGCCTGTCCGTTTGGCCAAGATCCTTTTCTCAACAATCGTTTTATAGGCAGTCAAGAACTCTGTGCCGATGTGCTTAGGGTAAAGCCGCTGGTTAAGAATAATGTTTGGGTAGTAACTAGTCACGTCACGGTCAACTAGAATGTAGTCTGTACCGGTAATGTAGTTGACCTTTTTCTCACAAGAATGGATCCCACCAATGCCTAACTGGTAGATGGTCTGATTGATCTTGACTTTAAGCTTGCCTACCTTTTCAGGTTCAGCAGCATCGCCTTTCTCATTCAGCGTAAAAGCCTCACTCTTAAAGACTTCAAGAGCATTGACCAACTCAGGGTGTTTGAACTTGATGAACTTTGGCGGCACATAGTTGAATGAGTAACCATCAGGCAATTCTGGCCGGTAAATCTTGGTTCCTTTGATTGCTTCAATCTGTTTTTTAATCACAGACTCAGCAATCTGAGCATCTGACTTTGAGCGTAGGTCCATGCCTAGTTCTTCGCCCATCTTTTCACGCAAGTCTATCTGGCTGCCAAGCCGCTTAAACAAATCGATTGTGGTGTCAAGATCATTGATGCAATAGTTAGTCAGCAACTCACGCTCATCTTGTTTGATGATTGCATTAGGCTCAATAGGCAAGTCTTGCATCCGCTTACTATGCAAACGTCCGCCATAAATCTTTAGACTGCCTTTGCCAGCTGCAACATCAATCAGATCAATGTGGTCGATGTATTGGCACTGAGG